ATTAACGCATCAGACCCCGTGGCGTTTAGTGGTCGCATAAAGATTGCTTATCCCGCATCTGGCACAACGCCAGCGCAAGATTCAATCATCTTTTTGTTGTTTTTGGTTCGTAGTGATGGAGTTGTGAATTGATATGGCAACGCAACTTAGCATCACAAAGGGCGATCCTACTGATGTAAATTTGACTGTCAACCAAATAGATGTAACTCTTAGCGGTCAAACTAACATAAATGTTGAAGTCACACCAACTGCAACGCAGACTATCAACATTGATAGAAACATAAGTGGCGTATCTGGATTCTCAGGATTTTCTGGTTACTCTGGTTTTTCAGGGCTATCAGGATATTCGGGTTCTGGTGTATCTGGTTATTCTGGTTTTAGTGGCTATTCTGGAAAAGATGGAATTTCTGGTTACAACGGGCAGTCTGGTTATTCGGGCATTAGTGGTTACTCAGGATTTTCGGGTTCTGGTGTTAGTGGCTATTCTGGTTTTTCTGGAAGCGGTGTTTCTGGATATTCTGGGTTTAGCGGAATAAGCGGATATTCTGGGATAAGTGGTTTCTCAGGCTACTCTGGGATTTCTGGCTATTCTGGAATTTCGGGTTACTCAGGCTCTGGAGTTTCTGGTTACTCAGGCTTTTCTGGTATCTCAGGCTTTAGTGGTCAGCAAGGTGTGTCCATCACTATCAAGGGCGAAGTTGCCACAGTTGCTAATTTGCCAATGGTCGGCAACCAAGTTAATGACGCATACATTGTTGCGGATGATGGTGATTGGTGGATTTGGAACGGCACGGCTTGGTATGACGGGGGACAAATTGTTGGACCACAAGGCGCAAGCGGATACTCAGGATATTCTGGAATTGCCACATCTGGCTACTCTGGATTTTCTGGTTACTCTGGCATAAGCGGATATAGCGGGATTTCTGGTTTTAGCGGAATCTCAGGCTGGTCTGGGGTTAGCGGATATTCGGGCATATCGGGCTACTCAGGCACATCAGGCTACTCTGGTATTAGCGGATACTCTGGAAGCGGTGTAAGCGGGTATTCTGGCTTTTCTGGTGTGTCTGGTTACTCTGGTTCTGGCGTATCTGGTTTGTCTGGATTTTCTGGCATATCAGGATATAGCGGAATCTCTGGCTACTCTGGAAAATCTGGATACTCTGGACAATCAGGCGCGGCTGGTTTAGGTGGAACAGTTGGGGCTTATGGTTCTTTCTATGACACAACAAACCAAACAACAACTGCCAATACGCCAACGGCTATCACGCTAAACACAACGGCTGGAAACAATGGCGTAACCCTTATATCGGCAAGCCAATGGCAATTCAATAATGCTGGTACTTATAGCATTACCTATTCCATCCAGTTCACAAATCACAGCACGGCTTTAGGCACTACGCAAGTCTGGTTAAAAAAGAATGGGACTAATGTTGTTGATAGCAATACGCATTTTGATGTGCCAGACAAACAAGGTAGCGCATATTCGTCTGAAGTTTTAACAGTCAACTATGTTTTAAATGTTGCGGCAAGTGATGTGTTTCAGTTATTTTGGGACACAACAAATGCAAATGTTTACATTGAAACCATTGCTGGTAATGCAACATATCCATTAACACCTTCTGTTATCTTGACTGCTACGCAAGTGATGTATACCCAAAGCGGGTATAGCGGAACAAGCGGATTTAGTGGCATATCAGGTTTCTCTGGATACTCTGGAATTTCTGGATTCTCAGGAATAAGCGGCTGGTCGGGCATTTCTGGTTGGTCTGGTATCTCAGGATATAGCGGGTCTGGCATATCAGGATATTCTGGTTGGTCAGGTATAAGCGGCTGGTCTGGGATTTCTGGCTGGTCAGGTTTTAGCGGGATTTCTGGTTATTCTGGAATATCAGGCTATTCTGGAATAAGTGGTTTTAGCGGAATTTCTGGTTACTCTGGCTTTAGTGGAATATCTGGTTTTTCTGGTACAAGCGGTTATAGCGGAATCTCAGGATTTAGTGGTATTTCTGGTTACTCAGGAACAAGCGGATACTCTGGTTTTAGCGGCATATCTGGTTACTCAGGGATTAGCGGTTTTTCTGGAATCTCAGGATTTTCTGGGATAAGCGGTTGGTCAGGTTTTAGCGGAATTTCTGGTTGGTCAGGTTTTAGCGGAATTTCTGGTTGGTCAGGAATAAGTGGTTACTCTGGAATATCAGGGTATTCTGGGATTTCTGGATATAGTGGCATTTCTGGCTACTCTGGTTCTGGTATAAGTGGTTTCTCAGGTTTTAGTGGATTTAGTGGGATAAGTGGATTCTCAGGAACTTCTGGGTATAGCGGTTCTGGCGTGTCTGGTTACTCTGGGTCGGGCATATCTGGATTCTCAGGTTTTAGTGGTTTCTCAGGTATTTCTGGATTTAGCGGATATAGCGGGTCTGGTATTTCTGGTTGGTCTGGCATTTCTGGATACTCTGGAATTTCTGGGTATTCTGGAATTAGCGGTTACTCAGGCATATCAGGTTATTCTGGTTCTGGAATTTCTGGCTACTCAGGTAGAAGTGGCTATTCTGGAATTGATGGGCAATCTGGATACTCAGGCATTTCTGGTTATTCTGGTAGGTCTGGCTACTCAGGTTCTGGAGTGTCTGGTTATTCTGGATTCTCAGGATATTCTGGTTCTAATGGAACAAATGGCACAAGTGGATTCTCTGGCTTTAGCGGAATAAGTGGTTACTCTGGTTCTGGTATATCTGGATTTTCTGGCTTTAGCGGAATAAGCGGATTTTCTGGAATTTCTGGTTACTCAGGTTGGTCTGGTGGTAGTGGTTTTAGTGGTTATAGTGGCTCGGCTACGGGCATGATTTATGATTCATTTACTGCAACTGCATCACAAACAACATTTACAACTTCATTAAGTTACACATCTGGAAAAATCCAAGTGTTTATGAATGGTGTAAAAATGGTTAATGCCACAGATGTAACTGTTACAAGCGGAACATCTATTGTGTTTGGTACAGGGTTGGCAGTTGGAACAAGGGTTGATGCAACATATCCAAGATAAAACAAGATAGGACAAAATGAAATACAGCATAGTTATACCGACATACAACCATTGCGAAAAATACCTTAAACCCTGTATAGATTCCATAATCAAATACACAGACATGACCCAAGTGGAATTGGTCGTGTCTGCCAATGGTTGCACAGATAACACGCAAGCCTATTTAAACTATTTACATTCCGCAATACCGCATCTGCGTGTTACATGGAGTGATAAAGCATTGGGTTATTCCAAGGCTTGTAACGAAGGCATCAAGATTAGCACGGGTGAATACATCATCTTGCTAAACAACGATACAGTCTTTCTAGAACAAGAACAGAACTATTGGCTACGCCTGTTTGACAAGCCATTTGAAAACTATCCCAATTGCGGAATATCTTGCATTATCAAAGGCGCATCAGAACCAGCCGCGCACAACTTTGCCGTGTTCTTTTGCGTGATGATTCACAAAAAGGTCTTTGACAGCATTGGATTGTTAAACGAAGAATATGGCGTAGGCGGTGGCGAAGATACAGAGTTTTCAATTGAGACTGAACGCGCTGGCTTTGAGGTTATTGAAGTGCTAAACAAAGAATGGGAAGGCATCCAATACACGGGCGGTTTTCCTATCTATCACAAAGGTGAAGGCACAGTTCACGATACAAATTTAGTCCAAGGATGGGACAACATCTTTTTACGCAATTCGCTAAAACTTGCCAAGAAATATAACTTCGATTGGTATAGGTGGCGGTTGTCTAACTATTGGGAACGGGCGGTTTTCCTAAAGGGTGACGGGGTTTATCCAAGGGAAGTGACCCGCTACAACTACGCAAAAGAAAACCTATTTGGCAAAAAGATTTTGGAGATTGGTTGTTCTAGTGGTTATGGCATACAGTTTTTTCCACAAGATATTGATTACACGGGCGTGGACTATGACCCGATCATTGTGGAAGTTGCGGCAGAACAGGGCTGGAACGCTAATGCAAAGTTTGTTAACGCAGACATAAACAAATTTCCAATGGAACAGTACGACACCATTGTGGCGTTTGAAGTTATTGAACATCTGGACAACGGATTAGAAGTTGTAAAAATGCTGAAGAAGCATTGCAAGCGGTTATTAATAACTGTGCCTATGAATGAACCATTCGGTTTCTGGGGTCCACATCACAAATTGCATGGGCTAAACGAATCTAATTTCCCAGACTTTAAGTTTCATTACATCAATGAACAAGGGGAAATCAGCGATAAGCCCCAACAAATAACACAAACCAATCCATGTAATTTAATGATTTGTAGGTGGGATGCATGATTCTTTGTTCTGTGGCTACACGGGGTCGATACTTCACGACCTTGCCTTTAACCCTTCAAGCAATCATTAACCAGACACATAAGGTAGATAAGTTAATCATCTTTGATGACAATGATGAACCGCAAGATATGCGGAATGAACTGATCTACGCGCACTTTTTCCAGATGCTAGACATTAAGGGCATCCCGTGGGAATGGGTCTATGCTGGTAAACAGGGACAGCATCACATTCACCAGATGGCTAATAGCATGGGTTACGAATGGGTCTGGCGCGTGGATGATGATGCAATACCAGAACCTAATGTGCTTAAACGCCTATATTCTTTTACGACATTTTTTGACAAAGTTGGCGCAGTAGGTGGCTCAATACTAACCCCGCCTGTCATGGATACATCTAGGGTATCTGGCACTATTGACTTGATAGACTTAGAACCAAACATCCAATGGGGAATGATTGAAGGCTACAAAAAGGTTGAACATTTGCATTGTTCATTTCTTTATCGGGCTGGTGTCTATAACTACAACTTAAACCTTTCCCGTGTGGCGCACAGGGAAGAAACTTTATTTACCTATGGATTGCATAAGAAGGGTTACGGGATTTACGCGGTATCTAATGCGGTATCGTGGCATTTAAAGAACCCTAGCGGTGGCATTCGTAGCGAGACAAAGCGGGAAATGTATGAGCATGACGAAAAGATATTCCGCACACATTTGCAGTTCAAAGATTACACAGTTGTGGTGTTGAACTGTGGTCTTGGTGACCATATTGTGTTTAGCAAAGTCTTGCCAAAGATTAAGAAGCCTTTAGTGTTTACTTGCTATCCAGAGGTTATAGAGGGAAAATCCATAGCAGAGGCACATTCCATATTTGGCAATCTTGACCAATGGAATATCTATGGGCAGATGGACAAATGGAAATGGTCGCAAAGCCTAGAGAAAGCATTTGAAAGGATGTATCTTTGATAGTCATTTCACCTTATTCAAGACCACTTAGCAACGGCAAAAACAACCCAAAGAACTATCCATTCTGGGAAGAACTTATATCCATGATTGAAGAACCAATTGTGCAGATTGGCGTGGAAGGCGAAGCGCAGTTGGTGGAAGACTTCAGAAAAGGCTTACCCATAAGTCAACTAAAAGAATTGTTGCATGAATGTCGCACTTGGATTTCTTGCGATAGTTTCTTTCAGCACCTTGGTTGGATAGAAGGCAAGAAAGGAATTGTCTTGTGGTCTGTCAGCGACCCTTTGATCTACGGGCATCCAGAAAATACTAACCTTTTAAAAGACCGCAAGTATCTTGCTGGCAATCAATTTCTTTGGTGGGAAGCATACGACCACAACGCAGAAACCTTTGTGTCAGCGCGTGAAGTATTTAAGTGTCTTTGATATACTTTGCCCTAATTAAATTGCGGGGAAAAAATGACCGACAGCAAAGAAACATTAGCGGCAGTAGCGGTCAAAGCAACCCCGCCAGTTGGCGTATCCATAGCGTCTGTATTTGGCTATCCCGTATCGGATGTGCTTATCTGGGCAACCCTTATCTACACGCTATTGTTGATAATCCAGAAAATTTACCAAATCTACAAAGAGGTTAAAGATTGACCCTATCACCATTGGTCTTGCATTCAAAGCATTGCAATTTGCTTATGACGGCATTACCTATTGTTGCGAAGCCTTAAACGAAGGCAAGGTAGCCGTAAAAAAGATAAAACAGGCAACGGATGACATTAAGACAATCACCAATGATGCAAAGTCGATCTGGGGATTCTTCACAGGGTTCTTTAGCAAACCCAAGCCAGCCACAGAAGCCAAGCCTGTGGAGAAAAAGAAGGAAACTTATAAAACCCATATCCCCAATGAACGGGAAATAGTCCAGCAATTTATTGGGCATTTAGGTGACTTCTTTAGAAACCATAAAACACTTACAGAATATGTAGAAGTCAAGTACGAAGAAGTATTCACAAGTGCAGACCCAAACCCAGAAGACATTTTGGAATTGAGCGTATACAAAAATGAGTTAGATCAGTTCTATGTAAAGTTAAGCGGGATGATGCGTGGGGCTGGTGTGCCGTATCAACTTGGTCCGCTATGGGATAACTACAATCAAATTTATACTAAGGTACAGGCAGAACAACAAAAGAGAAAAGAGCAAATCAGAATCAGAAGGCAACGCGAAGCCTACAAGAAAGAAAGGTTTAGGCAAGAAAAGATTGAACTTGGCATGGGATTGTTCTTAGTTCTACTTATCGTTTCTTGGCTTTATGCGGTATGGATAAATTCATTTATCGT